TAGAGACCACCAGTGCTGGAGTGAAAGTGTCTGGAGCATACTTGGCTGACGATAGTACTAATAGTGGGACAGCTAACTCTCTTTCTTTAGGTTCATCTCAAGATCTAAAATTATATTTTGATGCTAGTAATGCTTATTGTGACTTTACAGATTCGGCTTTTTATTTTAGACATAATACTAATATAAAATTCTATGTTCAATCAGGTGGTGCTCAGTTTGTAGGTAGTCTCTATGGAGATGATAACAATAAAATTGAGTTGGGTAATGGTCAAGATCTCCAGCTCTACCATGATGGATCATCGTCATATGTTTACGACAACGGGACTGGTCCTTTAATTTTAGGTACTAATAATAGTAATATCCAAATAAAAGGAGCTGGCTCAATGTCAGCTATGATGGCTGAATTTAAAAGTACTGAAGGTGTAGAACTCTATTACGACAACAGTAAGAAGTTTGCAACCTATAATGGCGGGGTGGAAGTATTTGGTGATTGTTCTCTTGGTGATAATAAAGTTTTAAATATTGGAACTGGATCAGATCTCCAGATCAAACATGATGGAACAAACAACTACCTTGTAGGAAGTCCTCCTTTATTTATTAGAACTAACAATCTTTTAATACAGAATGGTGCTGGTACTGAAGGCTATATATCAGCCGTTGAAAACGGAGCCGTATCGCTTTATTACGACAACAGTAAGAAGTTTGAAACAGCTTCTAATGGAGCTATAGTTTATGGTACAGAAGGTGGCGACGCTAATTTTTATTTGTATGCAGATGAAGGTGACGATAATGCAGATAAATGGTTATTGCAAGCAGAATCAGATGGTTACTTTGCTTTAAAAAACTATACCAGTGGTGCTTGGGAAACCAGTATTGAATGTAATGGTAACGGGAATGTAGAACTATATCACAACGACAGTAAGAAGTTAGAAACTACCTCCTCTGGTATCGACGTTACTGGTGCAATTACTGTTAACGGTGCTGCCTTAGGTGGTGGTGTTTGGGAAAGATTTGGTGCAGTTACTATAACCAGTAATTCATCAGATGTAGATTTAACTTGGTCTAGTAGCTCAAGTATAATGACTGATTATGAAAAGATAAAATTCGAATTTTATAATATAAAGAAAACCAGTGACAACGAAACAAGGATAGAATTATTCGATACTTCAGGAAATATTATAACAAGTAATTACAACTTATATAAATATTACTCCGTTGAACACAATCAAAGTAATTCGTTTACAGAACATAATAAGAATAATGAGGACCGAATCATAATAAACGACGGTGCTGCTGGTGAGAATATGTCTGGTTCCCTTGAGTTTTATGATCCATTTGACAATATTAGTGGTGATGGTCCAATAATGTATTTCTGGAGAGTCTGGAATACTAGAATGGCTAATGCCACTGATACTAATGACAAAGCTTATTTCACTCAAGGTGCTGGAATGATAGCTAATAACGCAGCTTGGGATACAAAGATTTGTGGAATACGATTAACACAAGGAACCTTCACTGGTGGTAAAATAGTAGCGTATGGACTTAAAAATAGTTAATTAATTATGTCTAATAAAACAGTACTAGATTGCGATACAGGAATAGTCTCAGTAGTACCAAGAACTGATGCTGATATTGCTGCAGCTCAGAGAGCTCAAACTAAAACTGCTGAACAAAAAGCACAAAGTCACAGAGATAAAAGAGATAATCTTTTAAGAAAATCAGACTGGACTCAAGGTGCAGATGTACCTACATCGATTAAATCTAAATGGACGGATTACCGTCAAAAACTAAGGGATTTACCTGCTCAATCAGGCTTTCCCGATTCGGTCACATGGCCTACAGAACCTTCATAAATTTATTAAAAACAAACAATGGCGACAAAAACTTGGCAAGTAAACACCCTAGAACGTGAACTCGCAGATGGGTATGTAAAAAAAGTTATTTACCGTGTTAACGGAGAGGATGGTACTTATAAATTCAGAGCTACAGGTGAAGTAAATCTTCCTAAACCTGATACTCTTATACCTTATGCAGACCTTACAGAAAAAACTGTATTAGATTGGATAAAGGCAAAACTAGATGCTGATAAAGCTGGTACTGTAGCTGCTATTGAAGCTGCTGTAGAAAGAGGTGTTAATGAGCAAAAGACTCCAACTACAGGTGTAGGTAAG